TTAGGCGATATGAACAGAAAACTTGATGACGGACAACGTAGATTAAAAGCACAAAAAGAAGTGTATGACCTCGTTAAAAAAGGCGAAGAACTTATCAAAGAAATCGCACCTATGACTTACTTTATTCACGACGAATACATCTTAAGTAATGAATACGCAATTAAACCTATTAAAAAAATTGCAGATGATTTACTCGATTTATCAAAAAAATTAAACAAACAACTTAACAAAGGAGACGTTATAGATGTCTAAAAATTTAATCGATATTAGTAGAAAGCAAGCAGATCAATTAGTACAACAAGCAGAATTCAGTAGAAATCTTTTCATCAAAATGGAAGAACACGATAAAAAAATGAAAGAACAAGACGAAAAGATGAATAAGTTTGAAAGCAAAATGATTGATACGGAAAACAGACTTAATAAACGTATGGAAGAAAACGAAAAAAACAATGTGCTAACACACGGTGAAGGAAGACATATCAAATCAAAAGTAGCTGAACGCTCATATTATTTAACTGACCAATTCTTCACGGAGCGTGTATCTAAAGAACTTTACCATAAAAAACGTTGTCACTTTGTTCAAGGGATATATTCGACACTTAACAGACATTTTAATTCAATCGCTTACACAACAATTAGACATATAGACTTCGAGAAAGCAATGGAATTTATAGGAAATTTAGAGTTAGTGAATATGCCTCAACATTTTTTAAGACTTACAGACCATCAAATAGATGTTGCTGAAAGACATGGAGATTACAGCATCTTGGAAAGACTAGCTTAACCCACAATCGAACAAACAACTTAAAGGAGGAAAAACACATGCTGCAAAAACTAAAAATAGCTAAAGAAAAAAGCAAATTAAAACTTAATTTATTAAAACATGCAAACAGTAACTTAGAAACAAGAAACAACCCTGAACTGTTGCGAGCAGTTGCAGAGTTGCTTAAAGAAATTAGTCGATGAATTCGATATAAGAAATTCCAGCACTTACAGTACTAACTGTTCTATCACCAACAAAAGTATAACGTTTACCTGAAGAAAATACTTTTGAAGATACATCTTCTTTAGAAACTTTAGTATTACCACTATTAGAACTCATAAGAAGATATTGGAAATTCTCGACGATTGATTCATCTCCGGAAGAATATTTTATAAAAGCTTTCATTCAATCCACCTCCCTTCATTAAGGGATAACAACATTATACACGAAAGGAGTGGCCGTCATGCCACCACACATCCAAACAATGATGTTTAACTTTTTTGCCAAACGTGGCTACTTAGAGCCGGCGATGAAAAATTTAGAAGAAAGGAGGTTAAGAGAATGTCAAACAAAGACAAAACAATTTTAATCAGTGGAATGATGTTCAACGTAATATTCTTTTTAACAATGATGCTAAACATCTTCATCACTAACGCATTAGCGATAGGTATGGTTGCGTCAGGAGTAACTTATCTGTTTTTCGACAAATTATTTTACGCACAAAAAAAGACTGGAAGTCGCTGCAACGACTAACAGTCAAACATTTAAGAAAAAAATTCATCTTAATCATATAACGGGAGGCACATATATGCAAGAGGTAACTCTATCTTTAAAAGAACATGACAACCTGCTTAAAGACAGTAGAGATTTAGTTCTAGTTAGTTTAGAAAACAAGAAATTAAAAAGACAACTAGACACTGCTAACGAGCATATCAAAGATTTAAACGACAATATCAATTTATATATTAGCCTGTATCAAAGCGCAGATGCTAGAGCAGACAGAGCAGATAAACGAACGGAGGAGTACGTGAATGCAAGAGCCAATATTAAATTGTGAAGTAGAGTATCGCATTAAAGATAATCACTTTGGACGTTGGATCACTAATAAACCTACTGCTCAAGAATATGCTAATTACAATGCTTTAAGAAGTAATGCTCGTAAATTCAATGGTTTAGACGAAATCGATATAGATTGGGATAAACACTTGATTGAAGTATCAAGAATTGAAACGAAAGAAACGCGTAAAGTATATAATTTTGAAGATTTGGAGGAGGTAAACGATGGCTAAAAAAAACGATGAACAAATTGATATCTTTAAAGAATTAGGTATTGAAGAAATCAATGAAAATACTCAAAAGTATTATTCAATTATGGCATACGGTAAATCAGGAACCGGCAAAACGACTTTAGCCACTAGAGAAAACAATGCTTTTATTATAGATGTTCATGAAGATGGGACTAGAGTTACCAAAAAAGGATTTGTTAAGAAAGTTGATACTTATAATTCTTTTAGAAAAATAGTAGCTAATATAGACAAAATAATCGAAGGAGCAAGAAACAGAGGCGTACCAGTAGATGTAGTTGTGATTGAAACTGCACAAAAATTAAGAGATATAACATTAGCCCATGTATTACAAATAAATGCTGTGCCTAAAGCTAGAATTCAAGATTATGGAGAAGCGTCGAAACTCATTGTTAATTCAATTAGACATTTATTAAAACTAAAAGATAAATTGGGTTTCCACGTTGTTATAACAGGACATGAAGGGCTTAATTCAGAAGATAAAGACGAAAACGGAAACATTATAAATCCTAGAATATCAATCGAAGTACAAGCTGCAATACACAATAATTTAGTAACGCAATTTGACATTATAGGTCATACGTTTATAGAAGATCACACCGATGAAGATGGTAATTCAACACATGATTATGTTTTTTCGGTTGAGCCATCTAATTTATATACAACGAAAGTCAGACACAATCCAGAAATAACAATAAACAACCCAAACATTAAGAATGCTTCGATTTCAAAAATTGTAGATATGGCACAAAACGGAAATTAAAAATTATAAATAAAAAGGACGGTAATCAATTATGAAAATTTCAGGACAAGCTCAATATATTAAAGAAACAAATCAAGAAAAGTTCTATAACGGTACAACAGGTTTTCAAGCTGGAGAATTCACAGTAAAAGTTAAAAATATTGAATTTAATGATAGAGAGAATAGATATTTTACAATCGTATTCGAAAATGATGAAGGTAAACAATACAAACACAATCAATTTGTTCCACCTTACAAATATGATTTCCAAGAAAAACAATTGATAGAACTACTAACTAGATTAGGCATTAAATTAAATCTTCCAAGTTTAGACTTTGATACTAACGAATTAATTGGAAAACCATGTCATTTAGTTTTGAAATGGAAATTCAATAAAGATGAAGGTAAATATTTCACTGATTTTTCATTTATTAAACCTTACAAAAATGGAGAAGGAATAATTAATAAACCGATTCCTAAAACCGAAAAGCAAAAAGCTGAAGAGAAAAGCAATTCACAACAAACGCCAATGACAAGCCAAGATAACCCGTTTGGTAACAATGACCCATTAGGTTATGAAGATGATTTAGCATTCTAGGATGTGATTAAATGCAACGCATTACAAGATACCAGCGAGATAACGACGGTACTTATTCCGTCGTTGCTACTGGTGTTGAATTAGAACAAAGTCATATTGATTTATTAGAAAATGGCTACTCACTTAATGCAGAAGTCGAAGTTCCGGATAATAAAAAGTTATCGATAGAGCAACGTAAAAAGATATTTGCGATGTGTAGAGATATTGAATTGCACTGGGGAGAGCCTGTCGAATCATTAAGGAAAAGGTTTCAAGCAGAATTGGAAATAATGAATGGTTATAACGAAATAAGTTTAAGTAACTGTTCGATGAGAATAGCGAGAGAACTAATAGAGTTAATTATAGCTTTTATGTTTCATCATCAAATACCTATGAGGGTTGAGACAAGCAAGTTATTAAGCGGCGATAAATCTATGTTGTATTGGTCAACGGTCAATCGTAATTGTGTAATATGTGGCAAACACGGAGAACTAGCACACCATAAAGCGATAGGCAGAGGTGCTAATCGAAGAAAAATGGATCATTACGGTTATGAAGTGCTGTGTCTATGTAGAGAACATCATCAATCGCAGCATGATATGGGAGTAGAAAGCTTCGATAAGTTATACCACCTTGAAAATTCATGGATTCCAGTAGATGAACGACTAAATAGAATGCTGAAAGGAGAGAAAACGAATGAAATCAGTAATGATAAGAATTGAAGATAGAATACAAATTTCCGAAAGAATTAGAGAAATCAGATTGAATGCTGAATTACTACAATATGAATTCGGTGAACGTTTAGGCGTAGGTCGTGTGACTGTATGTCGCTGGGAAAATTGGGCGCAGTTACCACCAATGAAAATGATTAGAAAAATGGCAGAGGAATTCAACACTACGCCAGAGTGGATATTGTACGGGGAGTGAGTAAGATGGTTAAATCAATATTTTTACAAGATGGCGAAGAAATTTTTGTAGATGATGAAGATTATGAAAGAGTGAATCAGTATACATGGACAAAGTCATATTATAGAGATTTGACAAAAGTGTCTAACAAAAAAGTTGGTAGCTTAAGTAATTTTATAATAAATGATCACGTTCAAAAATATAAAAATAACGATTTTACAAAAAGGAATTTAATAAAAAAGAGCGTTTTATCGAAAAGAGGATGTCGTAATACCAGTAGTATTTATAAGGGTGTAAGCTGGTGTAAGACAAAAAACAAATGGAGAGCTTATATAACCATACAAAAGAAAAGAAAACATTTAGGATATTTTAATTACGAAACACAAGCAGCTATAGCTTATAACAAAGCAGTTTTAAAGTTCGCAAATGGAGAAGGGTACATGAATGTTTTAGGCAAGAATAACAACGTTATAGAAGATGAATATAAGAGTCCTAAATTTCAAAATATTACTAGAAGAACAAGCGGCAAATTCAAAGGAGTCCGTTACCATAAAAGAGATAAACTTTATTATTCTACTTTATACATTAATAATAAATTATTTTATATAGGGGCAAATAAAAATAAAGATAAAGCAGCCTTAATGTATAACAAATCAATTCAATATATTGATTCTGACGCAATCCTAAACGATGTACCGATGACTGATGAATTAAAAGAGTTCATTGACAACTGGGAAATACCAGAAAGAATAAAAGCACTGAAAGAAGGTGCTGACAATGAATAATTTATTGATCGATGATTATCCAATACTTGTACTTCCTAAGTTAGCTACTGAAATAGGTTTGAATGAAGCAATTGTATTACAGCAAATTCACTACTGGTTAAAAAATTCTAGTCACTATCACGATAACAGAAAGTGGATATACAACTCATATCCAGAATGGCAAAAGCAGTTTCCTTTTTGGAGCGAAAGAACTATCAAACGAACATTTAGCAGCTTAGAAAAACAAGATTTATTGCATGTAGGTAATTACAACAAAGCCGGTTTTGATAGAACAAAATGGTATTCAGTCAAATATGAAACACTTAATCAACTAGTGGCACGACCATCGGGACAAAATGGCCCGACGATAATGACAAAATGGCCCGATGCAATAGGACAAAATGACCCGACCAATACCAGAGACTACACAGAGATTACAACAGAGACTACTAACAATAATATATTGTCGGGCAACCCGACGTCGCCTTCCATTCCTTATAAAGAGATTATCGATTACTTAAACGAAAAAGCAGGCAAACAATTTAAGCACAATACTGGTAAAAGTAAAAGATGTATTGAAGCAAGATGGAATGAAGATTTTAGATTAGATGACTTTAAAAAAGTCATTGATATAAAAACATCAGAATGGTTAGGAACAAGCCAAGAAAAATACCTACGACCAGAAACACTATTTGGCACTAAATTTGAGGGATATCTTAACCAACAACCACAACCTAGTGGCATGGATCAACTAGAACGAATGAAGCACGACGAAAGTTATTGGGACTAGGAGTGATAAGACATGCAATCGTTAGGAAGTTTAGCAAAAAATATCAAGCCTAATCAAAATATTGTAGAAGAAGAACATAATCTTAAATGTGAAAGATGTGGCAATACCTATGACTATTACAAATTCAGTAACGGAAAAGAGTTTAGACATGGTTGTGATTGCTCAATGATTGCTGCTGGTAAAGAAGCAGAACAACAGAGAAAGCAGAAGTATCTCAATCGTATCTTTAACCAATCTAATGTGAATGCATCTTTACGTGATGCAACAGTTAACAGTTACCAACCACAAAATGACCATCAAGTACATGCAAAGAGTACGGCTATTGAGTACGTTAAAGGTTTTTCGGTAGATAAACCTAAGTCATTAATACTACAAGGCTCATATGGTACTGGAAAAAGCCATTTAGCCTATGCCGTAGCAAAGGCAATTAAGCAACAAGGATATTCGGTAGCATTCATGCACATTCCAATGTTAATGGAACGTATTAAAGCAACATACAACCGAAACGCTACTGAAACGACAGATGAACTCGTACAGCTATTAAGCAGCATAGATTTGCTTGTACTTGATGATGTGGGTGTAGAAAACACTGAACACACATTAAACAAACTATTTTCAATTGTAGATAACAGAGTAGGTAAGAATAACATCTTTACTACTAACTTTAGTGACAAAGAATTAAATCAAAATATGAACTGGCAACGGATCAATTCACGCATGAAACAAAATGCGAGAACGGTTCGAGTGCTGGGAGATGATTTCAGAGGACGTGACGCATGGTGACGGTAGATAACATTAAGCAAATACTTGAGTGTTCAGATATGTACGCTCAGAAATTAATTAGATGGGCAAATGGCAACGATAAAGCGCTTAGTAAGTTAATCAATCAGAAGTTGGAAGAAAAACGTGTAAGAGCAGCAGTTGTGGAGGTATCCTAATGGCAATTTTAGAAAAATATTATCTTTATAGACCTGATGGAACAGAAGAAATAAAGGTAGAAAAACGAAAGCCTAACGTGAATACCGTTAAAACACTCACAGGCGCTCATTTTAGCGAAGAAACAAAAGAGATGACAGATAGTAACCTAAAACATTTTAAAGCGACGTATGGGCTACTGTACGAAGAAGAACTAGGGTTACAATCAACGATATTTGATATCTAGGAGTGACAACGTGCAGATAGAAATTAACTTTAACGAAACGTATGAGGCACCTATTGGCTCGCCTCGTCCACGTTTCAGAAATACAGGTAGATTTGTTCAAACGTACATGCCAACGTCTTATACAAAGCACAAGGACTTCATAAGAGAGCAGATGCCAAACGCATTACTCGATGGAAAATTGAAAGTGACATTATCGTTTTACTTCAAGGCACCAAAAAGCTGGAGTAATCGTAAAAAGTTATTAGCAATTGGACAGTACAAACGTACTAAACCAGATATAGATAATTTAATCAAAACTGTGTTAGATGCAGCAAACGATCATCTATGGAAAGACGACAACCAAATCGTTGAAATACACAGTTTTAAGCAATATGCAGAGGAACCGAAAATTATTTTAGAAGTGGAGGAAGTGTAATGCAGGAAGAAACACTAAAGCTCACATTCGATCTAACCGTCGAAGTAGAACAACCTATTTGGATAAACAAGCACGCAGATAGAGAAAACTATATCGAACATTACGCTAATAGATATAAAAATGACCCTGACAATTTACTCGATAATATCAAAAACATTACTGACGTTAGTGTCAGTTATGCAGATTGGAAGTGACGCCATGCCAAAAGCAAAAAGAATTATGTATAAAGGTCAAGAATACACATTATCGAAAGACGAAATTAATCAAATGCGTAAAGGTAAGGTAACAGCCGATGCATTTGATGAACGTATCGCAAAGGGTTGGAACATTAAAGACGCAGTTTATTTAAACCATAACTTTGTACCGTTTAAGAACGGTGTGTATCTAGCAGTACCAGTATTTAATGATACTTACTACATTAAAAGGTCAGATTTTGAAGATATGCGACAAAAACATAATCTAAGCACACAAAAAATATTCTCAAGAGTTAGAAAACAACCTATCGAAGAAGTTATACCGGAAGAATACACAATTTATGAAAAGGAAAGCGATGATGATATGAATTACTTAGCAGAACAGAGAGAGCGTGAGGAACGTATCAAAGCACGTGAGTTAAATAGATTAAAAGAACGCAAGCCACATTTATTTAACGGTACACCACAAAAACATGTATTTGATAAATATTGCGTTCACTTATTCGATAACAATGTATTTGCCAAAGTCAAAACAGATCAATACGGCAATGTTCAGAGGGGGTAGCGGAATGGAAAATGTAAGAATAATTGATTTGAAAGTAGATAATATTGTTCAGTTCCAAGCACCATTTAAAGGTATTACTGCTATGCAAACGGCCATAGTCAATCGTGTGTATGCAAAAGAAATACTATTAAAAACAGTTTGGTATGCAGAGGTAGAGAATGCAGGTGGTTATAAATTCACACTTACAGATAACGATGACTTTGTGAGAGTAAATGAGCCATTCACACGTAAAGTGGATATGGTACATCAACCATCGCACTATCATAGTGAAAATGGTATCGATTTAATTGAGTTCTGTCGCCAACAATTTACCGATGAAGAATTCAGAGGTGCTATGAAGTTTACTCAAATGCGTTACTCGCTTAGAACAGGTCGTAAAGAAAATGACCTACAAGACCAAAGCAAGTTGAAAGAGTACGCAGATAGATTTATGGAAGTACTGAACAATGCAACTCGATAACACAGTATACCAACGATACAAATATAAAACTAATGCCAAGACACCTACACAGATACAACAGGAATTACGCAAGCTAGGTGTCAACGGCTTTGTGGTTAAGGTAGCAGGAAGTAGAGTGACGATGTTGGTAAATGAGAACGATATTAAAAGGAACAGGGAGTGTGTAAGGAATGGCAAAGATTAAACATAAGGTAGAGATGACATTACCAGAATTAATTGAGTGGGCGTGGAAGAATGAAGTTAGTGATAAGGCTTTTTATAGCAATCTTGATGGTGGTTCTGTGTATTTCGATAAAATTCAAAATTTGTCGATAGAGCATGAAATTGCTATAAATGAAACTTTCACAGTCGAAATTGAAAAAGAAATCGACGAGGATACAGTTTTGCCTATGTTCATTGAAATTTTTACAGGTGTCGATGACGAAATTTTTATAGATTATCACGAGAATGAAAACATCAAGGAAGTACTCGAAATTAACTCTAGTCGCGCAAAAACTAAAACATTTAATTTAATTAATAACGACGGCACAATGACTTTAATTTGGAAGGACGGTGCTATGGTGGAATGACAGTAACATTATCACAAAAAAGTTATGACGCATTGCTTGATGACCTTGAGAAATTGCGTGAGCGTAATGCAGAGTTAGAGAGAAAATTAGATAAAGAAGTTAAATTAAGTTATGAAATAGAAGGTAATTTATATGATGTATCAAAAGAACGCGACAAGATAATCAATGATATGGCAGAAGTGAAAAGGAAGGCAGAGGCGTGGATAGATTTAAAGAAAGAAATGGCTGAAATGTATCCAGTGTTAGTAAACGATGTTGAAATAACCAATGGTGAATGTGAAAAAGGTATGTTGTATCAATTAGGTAAGCATTTAAGACGCATGGACGAACTTGACGGCACTAACGATTTTAAAAATTTATTAAGTGATTTGGAGCGTGGTAGTGATGAGTAAGTGGCAAACGATTGAAAAATTAAAGAAGCATCACACAGTTAAAAATAAAAATTTAAAAGCAATTTACATTGATGATAACAATGTTGAGCAAGTACAAAAAGAAACAGATTGTTTTTCTATATTTCCTAACAAAAACTTACTTATTGGCGCTTTATCTTTTATCAGTTATCCGTGTTACATCATTTGGATAAATCCTACCTCACATAAAAGGTCAAAATATTACTTTACAGATGAATATGAATTCGAAGAGTATTTCAAATTTAAGGAGGAACAATAAATGACAATTTTACCAATTAAAAAACTAAGTGAGAAAGCAATTTTACCAACAAGAGCAAATCCAACAGATAGTGGATTAGATTTATATGTCGCAGAAGATACAACTATTCCAGCGCATAGTACAGTCGTAGTACCAACACACATTGCAATTGATTTAGCGTATGGATATGAAGCGCAAGTGAGACCACGTTTAGGTAACTCACTTAAAACTAAGTTACGTGTAGCACTAGGCACAATTGATCACACGTATAACAAAGAAATTGGAATTATCACAGACAATATCGGTAATGAAGATATTACGGTGAAAGCAAAAACACGTTTAGCACAGTTGGTTGTTACGCCGGTGATGTTACCAGAGCCAACGGAGGTGCAAGAATTTGACGAAGAATCAGAACGTGGAGCGTATGGAAGCACAGGGGAGTAAAGAAGATATTTATCAACGTGTAAAGGAAGTGCTTAGAAGATGAGTGTTAAAAAAGCTAGAAAAAAACCAGTAGAAATAGAATTCATGCAATTTACAGATGTTGAAAGCGCAGAGGGAATTGTGGAATGGGTAGGTGACTATAACAGTTTGTTGGTTATATCTGATAGACCCAATCCTCACATTACGATTATGACACTTGAAGGTCCAATGATAGCAGATGTAAATGATTATATCATCAAAGGTGTTCATGGAGAATTCTACCCAGTTAAACCTGACATATTTGAAAAGACATACGAGGTGTTAAAGAAGTGAAAGACTTTGAACAACCAACAATAAAAATATTAAAAAGGTTATTTGAAGGCAAAAATGAAACTAATATTCACATTTCTAATCTAAATCTAGTGAATTATGAAGTTATTGAAATGATAACTAATCATAAACTTTCAGAAACTCATACAAGAAATCAACATTTCAGAGATGTAGTGACTTTGAGATTTAAAAAGAAAGAATGAGTTGGTGATACTATGAAACAATTCCTAATCAGAGAATTCACAGATAGCACAGGCCACATTCACACGGATATAGAGAAAGCACGCACAAACGAAACTCTCTCTATTGTAGAGGCAGAGAGTAAGGAGCAAGCGTTGAAAGTATATAAAGCGCAACGTCAGAAAGAGGCTTTGATGTCCGTCATTAAAGGTTACAAAAAACTTAAGGAGCGATTGTTTAATGATTAAACGCATACTAAAAATATGGTTCATCATCGGAATGTATGAACTTAGTAAATATCTAACTAACGAACTTATCGTTAAGTTGCAGAGTGAAGATGATGTGGATACTTTTAACCAATCAGATCATATGCATCTAAATATGGAGGTAAGTAAATAACATGTGGATAGCAATATCAATAATTCTCGCAATAGCATTACTGATTGCATTAGGTAGTAACTCAATCTTGCGTAATGAATTAGATGCACTGAAATACACCAACGTATATCTCTTTAGTAAGTTTGTAAGTGAGAGTGACCAATACGATATTGACAGAATTAAAGCAGAGGTGAGTGAGTAGTATGAGTTGGATAAGTTTAACAGCAACGTTAATTATGTTTATTACGTGGATGTTTACTATGTATAAGTGGAAGGAAGCAGGAAGGAAATTAGAAAGTAAAGGAATAGAAATTTCTAACTTAAAAAGAGATGTAGAATATTGGGAAGATTTAGCTGGAGAACGTAGAACTGAATTAATCACAACTAGAATAAAAAATGAATATGATTGGGCAAATGAATATGAAGTAGAGTATCAAACGGACACAACTGGTAAATATATTGTAGAAGTTAATGAAGGTGTTTACTTGAGAAAAGCTAAACTCACGACACATAGAAATGTTGAAGTTGTTTATACCTTTACAGACGATTTTAAAAAAGCTAGTAAGTTTAAAGATGCTCAAGAGTGTAAAAAAATAGCTAAACAATGTAAAGGTAAAGTTTTATACGATAGTCCTAATTGGGAGGTAGTAGAGTGATAACGATTGAACGTCATGATATTAGAAAGTTAGAAGAATATATTCAACATGTAGAACGTTATCGTAAGGAATTAAAGGTTTGTGAGTATGAATTGCTAGAAAACCATGAGCCAGAGAATGTAGGTGCTGGGAAAAGTAATCTACCCGGTAATCCGATTGAGCGTCAGACAATTAAGAAGTTGAGTAACAAACGATATGTCATGTTAAGTAATATCGTTAATGGCGTTGATAAGTTAGTAAAAGAAGCTGATGAAGATACGCTTGATATGATTAACAAACGATACTGGGAATGTCCGATTGGTTGTTATGAGTGGGAAGACTTAGCTGAATACTTTGGGACAAGTAAATCAAGCATATTAAGACGACGTAACGCAATGATTAATAAGTTAGCTGAGTTAATTGGTTACGTGTAGATGGACTTGAAAGACGTATAAGTCCGTGGTAAAAGTCGTTATTATGATACTGTAAGAACTATCCACACGAACCCTCGTTTTGAGGTAGCTGGTTAGTTCTCAATGAAAGTGATTAAGTTTGGTAATGGTCGTATTGGCCAGCCACTGATTGCTTGAGTGCCTATCCGTTGGGTAGGTACTTTTTCTCCTTTCTGGATAAACTTGATTTTGCATTATTAATTACCTCCCATATGTGACTATTCGAGAGAAACTCGGGTAGTCTTTTTTATTACAAATTTAAAGAGTATTTAACGTAAAGTAGGTGGTAGCATAAGATGACGAAAATGCTAAACAATGCTAATTTTGACGACTTTTTAAAGTTGAGCGAAAAACAGCAGAAGTATATAGAAATAAAGAACGAAACAGGACAAACAGATAAAACTATTGCTAAAAAAATTGGCGTCGATACTACGACGATTAGCAGATGGAAAAGAAAAGAAGAATATCAGCTAGGTTTAAAAGGATATCAAGCATATTATCTTAGTGAAAAAACGCCACAAGCACTTTTAACTATGACAAGATTGTTAAACGCTAGAAGTGAATTAGTAAGATTTCAAGCAGCAAAGGATATACTCGATCGTTCTGGTTACAACCCAGTTGATAAACAAGAAATCGAAACGAATGCGACGGTACAATTCAATGACGACATTACTTAACTTATCCCAACTGATACCTAAGCACTTCCACGATTTATGGCGAGCAACTAAGAACCCTGACATACTCAACGTAGTAGCAAAAGGTGGACGTGGTAGTGGTAAGTCGTCTGATATATCCATCATCATTACACAACTAATCATGCGTTATCCTATGAATGCTGTTGTAGTTCGTAAGACAGATAACACATTAGCAACGTCTGTATTTGAACAGATAAAATGGGCAATAGAAGAACAGAAAGTATCTCACTTGTTCAAAATTAAAGTATCGCCAATGGAAATCACATTTATACCAAGAGGGAACAGAATTATCTTCAGAGGGGCGCAGAACCCTGAACGATTAAAATCGTTAAAAGATAGTCGGTTCCCTTTTTCTATTATGTGGATAGAAGAATTGGGCGAATTTAAAACAGAAGATGAAGTGACTACTATTACCAACTCAATGTTACGTGGAGAGTTAGACGAAGGCTTATTCTACAAATTCTATTTCTCGTATAACCCGGCAAAGCGTAAACAACACTGGGCAAACAAGAAATATGAAACGTCATTCCAACCAGATAATACGTTTGTACATCACTCAACTTACTTGAATAACCCTTTTATATCTAAACAGTTTATACAAGAGGCAGAGAGTGCTAAACAACGTAATGAATTAAGGTATCGTTGGGAATATCTGGGAGAGGCAATTGGTAGCGGTGTTGTACCGTTCAACAATCTGCGTATTGAGAAGATACCAGACGACTTATATAACTCATTCGATAATATCCGTAACGCAGTTGACTTTGGTTATGCTACTGATCCTTTAGCTTTTGTACGTTGGCATTATGATAAAAAGAAACGTATTATCTACGCAGTTGATGAACACTATGGCGTGCAAATAAGCAATAGGGAGTTTGGTAATTGGTTGAAGAAGAAAGGTTATCAATCTGATGAGATATACGCAGATAGTGCAGAACCTAAGTCGATTGCAGAGTTAAAGCAAGAACATGGCATCAGACGTATTAAAGGTGTTAAGAAAGGTCCGGATAGCGTGGAACATGGGGAACAATGGCTTGATGATTTAGACGCTATTGTGATTGATCCAACACGTACACCTAATATAGCAAGAGAATTTGAAAATATTGATTACGAAACAGACAAAGACGGTAACGTCAAACCAAGATTAGAAGATAAAGACAACCATACGATTGATGCTACACGTTACGCATTAGAACGTGATATGCGTCAAAACCATATGAATATATTAAGGTAGGTGATTACTATTCGTTGGCCATGGGAACGACCATATTACGAAGAAATAGCAGAACAGTTAGCGCCTAAAGTTGAAACGCAGGAAGAGATGATTGTGCGATTAGTACAAAATCATCAGAAAGACATTGAGCGTATATCAACAGGACAACGCTATTACGATAAAGATAATGACATTTACAGACAAAAGTATAAATATGACTTAGACGGTAATATTGACATAGATAAACCGGATTGGCGTATTACTACTAACTATCATCAAAATTTAGTTGACCAAAAAGTAGCATATCTTGTTACAAACCCGGTTAGTTACTCATGCGAGAACGAAAAGGTACTAGATACAATACATCAGGTGCTAGATAATCGTTGGGATAATGAGTTAATTGATGTACTCACCGCTGCAAGTAACAAAGGTGTAGAGTGGGTTCAACCATATATTGACGAGAATGGCGATTTCAAGCTATTCAGAGTACCTGCCGAGCAATCTATACCGATTTGGACTGATAGCAAGAGGGATACACTACAAGCTTTTATACGTGTGTTTAAATCAAATGATGAAACTAAAGTAGAGTATTGGACCGATGCTGATGTCACATACTATGTGTATGAGAATGGGTCATTAATCAATGATTATTATTATGGCGAGAACAACAAGCAAACGCACTTCTCAACTGGCAGTTGGGGTCGCGTGCCATTTATTCCATTCAAAAATAACTCAGAAGAGGCATCTGATATTTGGCAATACAAAACAATTATTGATGCTATCGATAAACGTTTATCTGATACGCAAAACATGTTTGATGAGAGTGCAGAGTTGATTTATATCTTGCGTGGTTATGAGGGCGAGAATCTTAAAGAGTTTATGCAAGGCTTAAAATACTACAAAGCAATCAATGTAGATAGCGAAGGTGGTGTTGAAACGATACAAGTTGAGGTGCCAGTCGCTAGTACAAAAGAATATCTTGATATGATGCGTCAGAATATTATGGAGTTTGGCCAGGGTGTCGACTTTCAAACAGACAAATTTGGTGCTGCGCCTAGTGGTATTGCACTCAAGTTTTTATACGGTAATTTAGATTTGAAAGCAAACAAGCTAAAGAATAAAGCTACTGTTGCTATTCAAGAGTTGATTGAGTTTATCGTCGATTTTTACAAATTGAAGATAGATCCGAAAGACATCGAAATTACGTTTAGTCTTAACAGAATGATGAATGACTTAGAAAGCTCTCAAATTGCCGTGCAATCGACTGGCATATTGTCTAAAGAAACGATTGTTAAGCACCACCCGTGGGTAGATGATCCAACAGCTGAATTGGAACGCATTGACCAAGAGCAAATGGAATATAACCGACAGTTGCCAGATATCGATGACGGAGGTGCTGTGAATGGCGAGCAAGAACAACCAGAACAAAAGCAATCCGAAGATAAACAACCAGAATGACATTGATAACTATATCGACCAACTAATCAAACGAGCAGAAAGCGAATTAGAAATACTATTCTCACGTAGATTAAAACAAATACAACAAGAAATAGCAGATATGTTTTCTAAATATCAGTCTGATGATGTATATGTAACGTGGACTGAATTTAATAAGTACAACAGGCTCAATAAGGAACTAGAACGTATAGCACAGATGTTGACACAAGATTATAGAGAAGTCGCTAAGATTATCAAACAATCTCAACAAAACGCCTATATAGAAAAATATCTTATGAGCCTTTATTTGTATGAAATGGCAAGTCAAACGTCAATGGACTTTGATGTACCAACACAAGCGATTATACAAAAAGCAATAGAGCAACCAGTTGACTTAATTAAGCTAGTGCCAACATTAGAACGTCATAGAAACAATGTGCTTAAAAAGATACGTATAGAAATCACTAAAGGCATTGTAAACGGTAAAGGTTACACGCATATAGCTAAAGCCTTACGTGACGATTTAGGCATGACTAAGGCGCAAGCACAACGTGTGGCACGTACTGAAGCTGGTAGAGCAATGTCACAAGCTGGTTTAGATAGTGCGAAAGTAGCAAAAGATAATGGCTTATCTATGCATAAACGTTGGTTAGCTACTAAAGATACACGTACAAGACATTCTCACAGACACTTAGATGGTCAATCACTTAGATTACATGAAGTATTCCACTCAAGTGGTTGTACTGCACAAGCGCCTAAGCTATTTGAAGGTGATGCAAGTGCAAAAGAGAATATTAACTGCCGTTGTAAGTTACTTTATTACATAGACGAAGATGAATTACCTACTGTAATGAGAACAAAAGAAGATGGCGTTATTCCATTCACTACATATCGTGAGTGGGAGAAGAATAAACGCAAATAGTAATCACTCGACCTTAGCACCGTCGTTAAAAGGCTTCTTTTTTTATACAAATCTTTCGTGTCGTAACACGCTAAAAACGTAAAAGGAGTATTTAGACATGGATTTATACGCATTATTAGGACAATTTAAAGACGGTGAAATCGATAAACAAAAAGTAATTGATGCTATTGATGAAAGTAAATCTGGAATGGTTCCACGTTCGCGTTTAAATGATAAAAACGCAGAAATCGAGGAACTTAAAGCCGAAATTACTAACCGTGACAATCAAATTGTCGAATTACAAAACTCTGTGAAAGATGATAGCGAGTTGCAAAAAGAACTCGAAGAAGTAAAACAAAGTAATGCAGAGTGGCAGGATAAGTACAAACAATCACAACTGAATAACGCTGTTAAGTTGGCCGTTGCTAAAGATGCAAATGATGCTGACGACATTCTAGCTTTCATCAACAAAGATGAGTTGGAATTGCAAGACGATGGCACTGTAAAAGGTTTAGATAAAGCTATTGAAACGCTTAAAGAGGCTAAACCTTATTTATTTGCCGATAACAAGCCGGTAGGTAATAAACCTGCAGACGGCGAAACGATGCAAACAGGCATTACAAAAGAACAATTCGACAGCATGAGCGTCGCGGAACGTACCGAATTGTTTATTAACGATCGTGCTACTTACGACAAATTAGTCGAATAATATTAAGAAAGAGGTTATAACATGGCTCAAGGAACAACAACATTAAGTACGCAAATCGTACCTGAAGTATTAGCGCCAATGATGCAAGCTGAATTAGATAAAAAATTACGTTTAGCATCTTTTGCAGAAATTGATAATACATTAGTAGGACAACCCGGAGATACAATCACATTCCCTGCGTTTGTATACAGTGGAGATGCAACAGTCGTACCGGAAGGTGAAAAAATTCCAGTAGACAAAATCGAAACAAACAAACGTGAGGCTAAAATTCATAAAATTGGTAAAGGTACTCATATCACAGATGAGGCTTTACTATCAGGTTACGGTGACCCTCAAGGCGAGGCAGTACGTCAACATGGTTTGGCTATTGCAAACAAAGTTGATGACGATGTGCTAGAAGCTTTAAGAGGTACAAAATTAACAGTTAGTGCAGATGTGGGTACATTGGCTGGTTTAGAAACTGCAATTGATAAATTTGAAGATGAAGATTTAGAACCAATGGTTTTATTTGTAAACCCTAAAGATGCTGGTAAATTACGTGCTAGTGCATCTGAAAACTTCACTCGCGCAACACAATTAGGTGACGATATTATCGTTAAAGGTGCGTTTGGTGAGGCCTTAGGTGCTATCATTGTACGTTCTAAAAAATTAAACGAAGGAGAAGCTATTTTAGCTAAAAAAGGTGCTGTTAAACTAATCACTAAACGTGATTTCTTCTTAGAACCAGACCGTGACCCTTCAACTAAAACAACTTATTTATACAGTGATAAACATTATGTAGCTTACCTTTACGATGAAAGTAAAGCAGTTAAGATTACTAAAGGTGCTGGCACTGGAGCATAAGGAGTGATTAATAGTGACGTATAAAGTAATCAAGTATTTTACAGACTTACAGGATAACGAATATGCCTACAATGTAGGTGACCCATTTCCGCGCGAAGGGTTAACCGTAAGTAAAGAACGATTAACTGAATTATCCACTGATAATAACCGTCAAAACAAGCCTTTAATAGAGCGCGTAGAAGAGCAAACTAACTATTCTGATATGAAAGCATCAGAGTTGAAAGAGTTGGCTAAAGAGCGTGATATTGAAGGCTTTTCTCATATGAAAAAGTCTGAACTTATCGACGCATTAGAAGGTGCAGAATAATGGATGCACTTGATGTAAAAATGCTCAACCAAACGCCTGTTGATGACACTTCACATGATGATGAAATAGATATGCTTATCCCAAAGTATTTGAAGTTAGCGGAAGAATATTGCAACCAAACTTTTGACATTAAACATTTGCCTACTGGCGTTGAGAAATTTATTGCTGAATGTATTAAATATAGTGCAAACGGCAATATCTCATCACGTTCTATGGGTACGGTTAGCTATACTTTTGTAACTGAAATGCCTGAAGCGACATATAACCATTTAAAACCATTCAGAAAACTAAGATGGAGTGGTTACCATGTTTAACCCATACGATGAGTTTCCGCATGCTATTTCAAAAGGTCGAATTGAAGTAATAGGTGATTTCAAGTTTAAAAAAGAGCGCTACAAGAGCGAAAAAATTATAAAAGGCTTTATGGATACACCTACAACTTCAGAACAACTTAAATATCATCAAATGTCATCTGAATACGACAGAAATCTATATGTACCTTATGACCTACCAATAAACAATAACGATTATTTTAAATACGAGGGTAAAATCTTTGGTATTGTAGGTGAACCTGTAGATCAAGGTGGCCAACATGAAATTAAGTTAATTCGACTTAAAGAGGCACCTTATGGCTAAAGTGAAATATGGTGCAGATAGTTTAGTCGTTGAGTTTGAACGTTATCAAAAAGATGTCGAGAAGTGGGCGAAAAAAGGTATAGCTAAAACCACAATGAAGATATATAACACTGCCGTAGCATTAGCGCCAGTTGACTTAGGATTTTTGAAAGAAAGTATTGATTTCAAGTTCACTAATGGCGGTTTGACCGGTGTTGTTAGTGTGGGTGCCGATTATGCTATATATGTTGAATATGGTACAGGTATTTATGCGACAGGTCCAGGGGGTTCTCGTGCTAAAAAGATACCGTGGTTTTATGAAGACGCTGACGGTGAAGGTCATTTAACTTACGGTCAAGAGGCTCAACCTTTTTGGAACCCTGCTATTGACGCAGGTAGAGAAACATTCAATAAGTATTTTTCATAAAAGGCGGTTAAAAATATGTGGGTATCGGTTGAACCTGAACTTACAAGTAGATTATACGAAACATTAAAAACAGACCCTATCATTAACAAATTAGTCGGTGATAGGGTTTTTGATGTCGTTCAAGATGATGTGCGATACCCATATATTGTTGTGGGTGAGAGCAACGTCACTAATAACGAAAGTAGTGCAAATATGCGTGAGACGGTAGGTATCGTCTTTCATGTATATTCGCAATATCCAACGCAGTACGAGGCCAAGCTATTAATTAGCGCGATTGGTTATGTGTTGAACAAACCAATTGAAATAGATAATTACGAATTTAGATACAGTCGAATTGATAGCCAATCAGTATTTCCTGATATAGATAGGTTTACTAAGCACGGCACAATTCGACTTTTATTTAATTTCAGACATAAAACTAAGAGAGAGGAAGTGTAAGCATGGCTCAAAAGAATTACTTAGCAGTAGTTAGACCAGCTAAAGATAAATTAGATCCAACTGATGCTTTGCTATTAGCTGACTTACAAGAAGGTGGCCACACAATTGAGAATGACTTGGCTGAAATCATTCGTGGCGGTAAAACAGATTATGGTGTAAATGCCGTTTCTGAAGAGTTTAAACTCACTATCGGTAATATTCCTGGTGACAAAGGAATTGAACAAGTTAAAAAAGCAATTAAAAATGGCGAACAACTGCGTGTATGGTTGTATGAACGTAACAAACGTGATGACGGTAAATATCATGGTGTATTTGCCTACACAGTGCCGGAAAGTTACGAAATGTCGTTCGATGATGAAGATAACAAAATTGAATTAACGTTAAAAGTTAAATGGAACTCAGCAGAAGGAACTGAAGCTAATCTACCACCAGAATGGTTTGAAGCAGCAGGCGCACCTACTGTCGAATACGAAAGTTTTGCTGAAAAAGTTGGTTCATTTGAAGAACAGCAAGCAGCTGCTTCAAGTGGCACTGGCGCTTAATTATATATTTGGGGACATGTGTCCCCTTATTTTTTTATATAAAATTTGAAAAGAGGTATACATTTTGACTGAATTTAATCCGATTACAACGCTTACAATCAACGATAATGAAGTAGAAGCTAAAGCATTATTTGCGTTTGACATTAAAGCAAAGAAGTTTGCAGAAGATACGAAAGATAAGGACGGCAAAACGGTTACTACACCTGGTTTTAATGTGATTTACAACGGTATTTTGGAACGTGACACGGTTGCTATTGCTAACTTTTGGGAGTGTGCTACTGCATATCTAGGTAAAAATGCACCTTCTAGAGATGAAATTGAAACAGCTTTAATTGAAATTATTGAAGAAAAAGAGGACACACTTGAATTATTACAAGGCGCTTTAGATGTATTAAATAATAGTGGTTTTTTCAAGCAAAAATCTCGAGGGTTCTGGACGCAAATGAACAAAGCGCCTCAAATGGCGAAGGGCGAGGACAAAGAAACAACGAAAGCTGGTATCGAGTTCATGAAAGAGAACTACAAAGAAATCATGAACGTGGAACCTTACTCAACTATTCAGAAATAAGACAATTAACGAGTAGGTTTATAGGTTATTTGCCTGAAAACGAATTGATGATGATGACACCTAAAGAATGGAAAGATTGGATAATAGGTGGTCAAGATAAGTATTTAGATCAGAAGGAGTTAATGATACAAGTTGCTCAAGCAAACGGGCTTGTACAAGCTAATAAATCATTAAAACGAATGACTAGAGATATTGAACGTCAACGATTTGAAATACGCAACCCTGGTAGTTATGAACGTATTAAACGTGCAGAACTTGAACATGAAAAACGTAGACGTGAATTATTCAAATCAGGTACTAAGCGTTGGTTAGAAGAACAAAAACAGAAAGGAGAGTGAATAAGTGGATAAAAACTTTATGGTTCGTATCATGGCTAATATACGCGATTTTCAGAACAACGTTAGAAAAGCGCAGACTTTAGCTAAAACTTCTATTCCAGATGAAATTGAAACTGATGTGAAAGCCAATATCAGTAAATTTCAGCGTAATCTTCAAAGAGCCAAAGCAATGGCGCAACGTTGGCGAGAACATAAGGTGGAAATCGACGGAGATACCAACCCTATTAAGCGCGCAATATCTTTTGCCAAAGCAGAATTGCAAAGATTACGCGATAAACAAGTCGATATCAAAGGTGATAATGATAATTTAAAGCGTGCAGTAATAAGCGCTAAAGTAATGTTGGCATCATTACATGATAAAACGGTACACGTTAACTTTGATACACGGGGCATGACAAGAGCGCAAGTATTAACTAAAGCGTTAGGTAAGTCTTTAGATGAATATGGCAATAAAATGGACGCTTTAGCTACCAAAATAAGAACGTTTGGCACTGTCTTTAGTCAACAAGTCAGAGGGCTAATGATAGCTAGTATTCAAGGGTTAATACCTGTTATTGCCGGTTTAGTACCAGCGTTAATGGCTGTATTAAATGCAGTTGGCGTATTAGCAGGCGGTATATTAGGTTTGGCAGGTGCGTTTGGTATCGCAGGTGCAGGCGCTTTTGCGTTTGGTGGTATGGCAATTAGTGCTTTGAAAATGCTTAAAGACGGCACACTGCAAGCGACGGCAGAAACTAGACGATATCAAGCGTCTTTAGATCAAGTTAAATCTACTTGGGAAAGTATCATCAAACAAAATCAAGCGCAGATATTTAATACTTTAGCTAACGGTTTAAACACAGTAAACGTTGCTTTAAGCCGTATGAAGCCATTTCTTGCAGGCGTTTCTAAAGGTATGGAACAAGCCTCTAAGAGCGTACTTAAATGGGCTGAGAACAGTCAAACAGCTAGTAAGTTCTTCAATATGATGAACACAACAGGCGTTAAAACATTCAATACTCTATTAAGTGCTGCTGGACGTTTTGGTGACGGTTTGGTTAATGTATTTACCCAGTTAGGACCATTGTTTTTATGGGTAGCGCAAGGCTTAGACAGTTTAGGTAAAAAGTTTCAAAACTGGGCTAATAGCGTAGCCGGTCAAAACGCTATCAAAGCATTTATCGAGTATACAAAAACAAACTTGCCTAAAATTGGTCAGATATTTGGTAATGTGTTTGCTGGTATCGGTAATTTAATGGTTGCATTCGCGCAAAATAGTGCAGGTATCTTTGATTGGTTAGTTAAAATGACCGGCAAATTCAGAGAATGGTCTGAACAAGTCGGTAAATCGGAAGGCTTTAAACAATTCGTTAAATATGTACAACAAAATGGTCCAGTGATTATGCAATTAATTGGCAATATTGTACGTGCATTAATTGCATTTGGCACTGCTATGGCACCTATTGCAAGTGTGATTTTACGTGTGGTAACTGCGTTTGCTGGGTTTATCGCTAAGTTATTTGAAACACACCCAGCAGTTGCTAAGATGGTTGGTATTGGTATGATACTAGCCGGCATTATGTGGGCGTTACTAGCACCAATTATTGCAGTTGGAACAGTATTATCAAACGTCTTTGGTGTTAGTTTACTACAAGCAATCGGCAAAATAGCACGTTTTATGGCTTCTAGCAACATACTAAAAGGCGTATTAAACATCTTACGTGGTGCGTTTAGCTTATTAGTTAGTCCAATAGCTAATATAGGCAGATTATTACCATTATTAGGCACTGCATTTAGTGCTTTAACTGGTCCAGTTGGCATAGTTATTGGCGTTATATTAGCTTTAGTCGGCGTTATCGTATACTTGTGGAAAACGAACGAAGACTTTAGAAATATGATTATAGGTGCTTGGAACGGTATCAAAGATGCTGTTTCTGGTGCAATCAGTTCTATCGTTGGCTGGTTTGCTCAATTGTGGGCATCTATCCAACAAACATTACAACCGATTATGCCAATTTTACAACAACTAGGTCAAATGTTCATGAACGTTCTAGGCGGCTTAGTAATGGGTGCTATCCAATTAGTAATAGGAGCATTCCAATCATTATGGCTAGCTGTATCAGTCGTATTTACTGCTATTGGTGCTATTATATCGTCGGTAATTCAATTAATTGTTGGTTTGTTCACAGCGTTTATCCAATTGTTAACTGGTGACTTTAGTGGAGCGTGGTTAACTTTACAAACTACAATACAAAACGTAATGATGACCATTTGGAATACAATAGTATCAATCTTCACTCAAATTTCTGAATTTATATTCAACACGCTAAATTCTATACTCGGTACGAACATCACAAGTTGGTCACAAATTTGGTCGGCAATCGTTCAATATGTCACTCAAATTTGGAATAGTGTAACGCAATGGTTTGGTCAAATGGCACAGTCCGTTTGGAACAAAATGGTACAAGCGTATAACTATGTTGTATCAACTGGTGCGCAATGGGTAAGTTCTATCATAAGCACTTTAGCCAGATTTGTATCATCTGTAATAAGCGGTTTTATCAGAGTGGTATCAAGTGTTGCATCACATATGGCTCAAGCGTTATCAAGAGTAATATCTGTTGGTGCGCAATGGGTATCAGCTATCATCAGTGCAATGGCTAGATTTGTTCAAAGTGTAATAAGTGGCTTTATCAATGTGGTTAGTCAAGTACAATCAGGAATGAGTAGAGCGGTTAACACTGTTAGAAACTTTATTGGTCAATTCGTGTCTGCTGGTTTAGATTTAATGCGTGGTTTAGTTAACGGTATCAAGAGTGGTTTATCTTGGGTAGTTGATGCTGCGCGTAATGTAGCACAAAGCGCAGTAAATGCAGCAAAAAGCGTTTTACGTATACACTCACCTTCTCGAGTATTTAGAGGTATAGGCCAATATGTATCTCAAGGCTTAGGAATGGGTATCTTAGCTGACCAACACAAAGCAGTAAACGCAGTCCGTAGTGTAGCTAGTAATTTAACTGAGGCATTTGCCCCAGAATTGTCAACAGAACTAACAGACGGTTTAAGCGGTTCGTTAAATGGTAGTGTGGACGCTCACATGACTAAAGATGTACAACACAGTATGCAAGAAAATAATCGACCTATCGTTAATATAACTGTGCGTAACGAGGGTGATGTTGATTATATTAAATCTTACATTGAAGAACAAAACGGTAAAAACAGTAGTATGGGCTTGTAAAGGAGTGTTATTATTGATTGCTCACGACATAGAAATAATTAAAGATAATAAAAAGTATAAAGTCAGTAATAACACTTTTACTGGCTCAGTTTTAGAAGTAGTATCCTATGACGTTAAAGGTTCAGGATATGATCGTGAATACAGTACAGTTAATGGCGCGCAAGGTAGATTTTTTAACTCTGTCTATGAAGAAAAGAAAACAGTTAGTCTTAGATTGCGATATCAAGTAGACAAAATGGCTCAAGTGACACATCTTAAGTCAAATTTACAAGCATTATTACGTGGTCATTATTATTTGCGTGAATTATCTACACCGGACACATCTATTAAATATGAAGATATATTCAACACGAAACCTCAAGAGTTTGAACTTGATTATGTAGACGGTAGGCAGATATTTGTCGGCCTAGTTAATGCGATTTCAATTGATACTACGCAAACGTCTGGTGAGTTTGAACTTGAATTTGAAACCATTGAATTACCTTATTTTGAAAGTATCGCGTATAGTACAGATTTAGAAAGTGAAAGTAGAAGTGTTGAAAAATGGGCGGTATCGGATAGCTTACCGTTTAATGTTAATGATAATAAACGTAAATATACTTTCCACGATACAAAAATATGCAACGTTTATTATGCAGGTACGGTTGAAATCAATCAAATTAATCAAGATAGCACAGTTGAAGTGACTTTAGCAGAAAATGTATCTAAAAATGATAAAAACGGTACTACTTTTTATATGGTTGAAAGTGGTGATGTTATTAATATCAAAGGCTTAGAGTTAAAAGCAGGAGATACTATCAAATTTGATGGTATCCACACTTTTAGAAACGGTTTAAACATTGATGCTTATAATGTGAGCCGACGCAACCCTACTTTAATACCTGGTTGGAACACGTTTAGAAGTACCAAATTGATGCAAAAAGTCGTGTTCAAACACAAAGAATATTATATGTAGGGGTGACGATATGACGGTATTATTAAAAACATTACAAGGTTACGGTCAAAATTTACCTGTTGAGACTGAACTGAACACTAAATTATCTGACACAGATAGCACGTTAACGATTGTAATTGACGAAAATAAAGGTACGTTTGATGCTATTGGTGCAATCACAAAAATGTGGACGATAACAGGCGTTGCTGGACCTGAAGATGAAAACGAGTATCGTATCGTAATGCTCGATAAAGAAACTCGAGGTCAAAAAAGTAGATTAACGATAAAAGCTAGACCAGTAGAAATTGACGACCTAAATAATAATCGTGTGTACGAAATTTATAACGGCAGTTTTACTGGCAAAGCATATTTTGATTTAGTTTTTAAAGGTACAGGATACAAATATAACTTACATGCTAAAGTATCATCTTCGAAATTTGAAAATCTTGGTAATTGCGATACAAATCTTGATTTATTCAAAAAAGGTTTGGAACGATATTCACTAGAATATGAATATGACGCAAAAACTAAAACATTCCACTTATACGATTACATCGAATACAAACCAGAGTATTGGATAAAAGCGGGCGTAAATGCTAATAATATCAAAATACAAGAAGATGCTACTAAATGTTTTACATTTATAAAGGGGTTTGGTGGTTATACAGATCAACAAACGTACAACGAGGCAAGCTTGCAATTTGAATATACATCACCGTTAGCCGATGTTATCGGAAAAAGACATGCGCCACCTGTTCAAGACGGTAGAATTACAAAAGAAGATACTTTAAAAAAGAGTATGGAAAAGGTTATTAATGATAGTATCAAAACATCTGTAACACTCGATTTTGTATTGTTAAAAAAGTATTTTAAAAACGCCATACCTAGAGTTGGTGATGTTGTTAAAGTGATTGATGATTTAATGGGTTTAAATGTTGATTTAAGAATTATCGAAATCACAACCAAACGTGATGTAAATGGAAATATCATAAAAATGGACTTGGTACTAGGTGAATTTAGATTGCAAGATAGATATGTAAAAGCAGTTGGTAAAGCTGCTAAATATGTTACTAACTTAAAAACAAATAACCCTGCTAAAACACAACAAGAAATGCAATTACAGACAAACGCCAACACAAAAACTACACAAGATTTATTGGGTAAAACAGATGATTTACAGGCAAAACTCGATAAAGCAAACGCTAAAAGCGTAACTACTTCAAACGGAACAATTGTACACGATTTCTCAAGCAAATCTAGTATCAAGAAGGTTAAAACCATAGGTACAATTGGCGATAGTATTGCTAAAGGGTCATTAGCTAAAAGCAACTTTACTCAACAATTAGCCAAAAAGATTAAAGCAAAATATACTAATCTTGCTGAAAGTGGCGCTACTATGAGTGATATTTATCAACAAGCTACTAAAATCAAAGGAGATTTAATTATCATACAAGGTACTGATGATGATTGGGTCAAAAACATAGATATAGGCACTAATAAAACGGATACTAAAACGTTTTACGGTGCCTTTTATAGTGCAGTTGAAATTATCAAAAAGAATAACCCTAAAGCGAAATTATTGGTAATGACACCTGCAAGACAGTGTTATATGGAAGGTTCTAAAGTGAAACGTAAAGATACTGATAAGAATGATAAAGGTAAAACTTTGATTGATTACGTTAACTTACAAGTAGATGTTTGTAACGACTTAGATATACCTGTATTCGATGCTTACCGATATGAAGCTTTTAAACCATACAGTCCAGCTTTTAGAAAATCTAGCATGCCTGACGGCCTTCATTTTAACGATAAAGGGCATGAAGTGATTATGTACGAATTAATTAAAGATTACTATCAATTTTATGATGAATAAGGAGGTTGTGTATGTTATCCGAATTAAAAACAAAACTACATTCGTTGTTTGGTTCTGATTTTATATCTCAAGTCGAACAAAACTTTGAAACAATAAAATCATGGGCTGATAAAAAAGATAACGAGTACCAAAACCATGTTACAAATCAAAAGAACGCTCACAAATCATCACAAATTAAGCACACAATAAAAAGCGGGCAAGATGTTAACTTACAGGACCATGAACGTTATCAAGATGAGCAAATTACTAACTTAGTGCTTGGACATAACGGTGACGGAGTTCAAGAGCTAAGAGCGAGTAGAACATCGATGGACGCACAAAACTTTGATGACCTATCCAATCGTTTATATCACGATTTTTTACGTGAGAATAACGAAAGAGAAAAGTTACGTGCCGAATTGCTCAAAAAGATACAACGTATTGTAAATGTAGATGACTTCGGTGGTGACCCAACTGGTCAAAAAGACAGTACAAAAGCTTTTCAAGACGCGTTAGGCACTGGTAACGTACTTGTAACGATGAGTGCAGGTACTTATTTAACAACTGGTATCAAAATGCCTAACAACTCTAGATTAGTCGGACAAGGTAAAGACATCACGACAATTAAATTTATGGATAGTACGCCGGCAGAAAATATTGGTATTACTAACTTAAAGATGGGTGGGAATGCAGAAAATATTTCACTTGAAAACTTTTCTTTCAACGGTAATAAATTCAGACAAGATAAAACATTACAACCATCTGGCGGTTCTAGATCTTCTAATATTAGATTTGCAGGTGTAACAAATGGTTATATCTACAACGTAAAATCTTATGACGCATTATTACATTGTATCGATGTAACTTATGCTAATGATGATTATTACTATGAAGGCGATGGAAACAGAGTCCCTAGTACATTAGAAAGTCGCCACATTCACATTGATAATTGTGAAGTTTATGGACACGGCGATGACGGTATAACAACTCACCATTCAAGATATTTAACAATTACTAATTGTTATTCTCATCACCCTACCATCGGTAAAGGCAATAATAACGGTATTGAAATAGATGATGGTTCACAATTTGTATTCCTAGATGGTAATAGAACACAAGGTAATTTCGGTGGTGTTGAAATCAAAGCACATGCGACAACGAGTGCTGCAGCTGGTGTGTTTGTTAGTAATCATTTATCAATAGGTGATTTAAGAAGTTATAACATTAGACATATTGGTCATCATAGAGCGAAAACAGATAAACGAAGTTTAACAGCCTATAACGTGGCGCTTAATAATTGTATGGCTTTATATCCTGTATACAACGGAACTTATCCAGGTTCTAGTGCTAGGGCATTAGTTATTTCCGGTTATACTAATGTTTCTGTAAATAACTTCACTGCTATAGGTAACAGTGATTTCAATAAGATTGACGGTGGTAAAACTGACAGTAATTTACCTGTTATCGCAGTTCAGTTTATGGCTGAAAACGTAATCCTTAACAATATTACAGTTACTGGTTTTACAACTGCCGGTCAAGATATTAAATTCTTTGGTGGAGATAATCGAGGCGAGCGTTTTATCTTAAGTAATGTTAACATCTACAATTCATCACCTAAAGTTGGTATTGCGAGTGGTGGTGGAATTTATGATTTAAAAATTATCAACGGTAATTTAAAAGGTCGTGGCACAGGTAACGGAATTGAAACATACAACAACACGACTATGATAAGTGGTATTACTGCAGATAACTATTCAAACGCTGCGGTTATCGCAAACGAAAAGTATAAAACAGTACCTACCGTATTAAAAGGTGGCTTAAGTGCAGGTTCAACAGGTTCTGCTGCGGTAGATCCTCGAAGTGTAGTTTTAGCAACAACTGGTAATAGTAGAGCGTATAGCCCACGTTCATTCGTTTTAGGTTCTGGAATGAGTTCTAAAGCTTATGGGTCACGAAGTGGTATAATTAATTCACTTTCATCTGAAACTGACAAAGAAGCCCACACACAAACTGTATTTAATAGTAGAAATGTAAAATCACCTGGAAGTTATAGAGTGGTTGCAGGTTATTCTAGTACAGGTAAACCTTCTACTGCAAACATCAAAGTAGATCTTAACACGTTAAACGGTAATCTTAACTTAGCTGGTAAACTAACGCAAAATAACGCCGATATCGCAGAGTTGTTTGAAAGTCAAAGTGGTCAACCTATTGAGTTAGGTACCATAGTCACTTTAGATGGCGATAAAATCAGAAAAGCACAACCAAACGATGAGCCAATTGGTGTTATATCGGGTACTGCTGCACTTGTGGCTAACGATAAAACATATCATCATAAAGATAGATATTTGCAAAATGAGTACGGCATGACGTTGACTAAGCGTGTACAAAGAGAATTTGAAGATATAGATGGCAATCCAGTGTTTGAATGGCGAGATGAACCGATAGAGAACCCTAACTATAACGAAAATTTACCTTACGTATCACGTTCTGAACGCCCAGAATGGAATACAGTAGGGTTAATCGGTCAAATCTATACAAACGTCGAAAAAGACGTCATAGCAGGCGATTTAATCAACGGTAAAGCAGGAATTGGATATAAAGATAACGTGAACGGTAAAGGGCGCGTAATGGCCGTTACAACGCCGTATAACGAAGAACGCGGTTTTGCGATTGCATTAGTATTGTGGGGTGTTAAATGATGGAATTAGAAAAAGTGGCTAAAATTGATTTAGAAGAAGAAGCGTATTTAAAACCGATATCTGATAGGGGTATCGGTTTTTATAATTTAGATAAAAATACAGCGCAGTTCCAATTTAGGGTAACAAAAGATAATCTGCCCTTACTAATCAGCACAAACAACGTTAAAGGGTATGCCTTTTTTAAACAGAATACTGTAAAAAATGGCGATAGACCTTCCACGTCTGGTGTTTTAGATGTTGAATTTATCGACCCTATGACAGGTTTAATTGGTGTAACGGTACCATCTTGGTTTTTGAAAAGTGTTACAAACTCAACTGTTTTAGGAGAGATTTATTTATCGCTTAATGATTATAAAAACGAAGATAAAGACGATACAGTCGTTTTAGGTACTTTCCAATTTGAAGTGAAAGATAGTTTGGTTAATCAAATCAGTAGCGATATCAAAGTGAGTTACATTCGCATGTTTGATGATTTGCGTGACGAATTAGAAAAGAAAGTAGAACAACTAAAAAAAGATATTGGCAGCACTCAAAGTTTGATAGACACAATCAAACAACTTTCTGCAAGCGCAACACAAGCTATCCAAAAAGCTAAAGACGATAGCATCAATTCAATTAATACAAATAAAGCTGATGCTTTAAATAACATAGAAGAGCAAACAACGTTATCTTTAGCACAAATTGATAGTAAAAAGAATGATGTACAAAGTGGTTTTGAAATCGCTAAAACTGCGTTTCAAAACTCAGTAGATCAAAACACACAAACTTTTGATGCAAAGGTAACAGATATTAATAACTTGATTGATAAAAAAGTGAATGACTTTCAAACGAATGGTGCTTTAACTAAAAGCGATGTAGATAACCTTATGGGTAGTTACGATTGGCAAAAGACTGCATTGACACAAGGAAATGGTGCAACAATACCTGTTTACGATTTAGATTTTGATAATCCTACACAAATTACTAAATCTGGTTTTTATTACTTGTATAAACCTGTTAATGGTCCAGTAACTCTAAATGGTATGCTTATCGTAATTTACGCTAATGCAAATTATATGAAATTTATATACACTCCATACACTTCAAATGAGGTGCACATTCGCACAAAATCAGGAGATTGGTTGCCATGGCAATCGATAAATGATTTTAAAGATACAGGTTGGATAAATTTACCTTTAGTCAATGGAGCGTATGCTAACACTGAATATACAGATAGAAATGGTTATCCTTGCTCATACAGAATAGTAACTCAGAATGGTGTAACAACGAACCATTTACGTATCAACGCTAGCAACCTTTTTAGCGGTCAAATATTCGCAAGATTGCCACAAGATATGGTAAAAAACGCGCAATCATTTTCTGTCAGAACGCCAACAGGTAAACCGGGTTGTTTTTTAGTTATTAACCCTACTGGCGACGTCTTGTTTTATAAATCATCAGTTACTGGAGATTGGACAGAAAAAGATTATATCTACACTCAAGTAAGTTGGATAAATTAGGAGTGATATTTTGAAAATAGTTTATTTATGGAAAAACGGACAACCAGTCATTGTAACATTGAATGAAGAGGGTGAATATGAGTACCCTTCTGAGAAATGGACGGAAAACAAACCAGATGACGGTATGTACACGCCGATTTACTTTGACGGTCAAAAATGGATAGGTCAGTCAAAAGAGGTTTTTGAAAAAGAATTGCCACCTGAACCTATTGACGATAAAGATGTTCTTATCTATAATTTATCGGAGCAATTACTAAGCACGCAATTAGAAATCGAAAACGTCAAAAAAGATATGGCTACCGTATTAAAATTATTGGTTGGAAAAGGAAGTGTTGATGATGTACAGAATAGTTGAACGATACTATAAAATGGGGTTATTCCCGTTAGAAAAGGTTAAGCAATCTGTTACAGTTAAATGGATAACAGTAGATGAATATAAAAAAATTACCGGTCAAGATTACGAGCCACTAGCTGAATAGCTGGTGGTTTTATTTTGGATAAAAGTAGGTGTTATATGAAAAACAATATGAAAGATTTGACACTGGCCGAAACCATAGCAGCAATAATGGTTTTTAGTTATGGTTTTAGAGAGTTTTTAAGAGGCTTCTTTTGGTTCAAAGAACAAGATGACGTTTTAGATGATAGTTCTTTTTATCTAGCGTTACATCATATTATGCCTATTTGGGGTTGGGGAATTGTTGTGATGTTTGCAGGTTTAATCGTAATGATTTCATCAATATTCCTTGCATCAAGTGATCAAAACACTAAATTTAGCAAACTTATTACATTGGGTGGATTTTTGTCAGCTATTCTTTATTTTTTGATGACCAGTGCAAGTATTTATCACTCAATCAACTGGTTAACTACTGCACATATGGGGCTAATGTCAGCAACAGGTTTTGTTGCGTCCTTTGTTGGAGGTGCTGACTTATATGCCAGACGAAAATAATTATGTACTACGTCATGAGTGGGTCAAATCAAATGGCGATATTTATGAAAAGATTAACGAAAATGATAAAAAGAACATCAAAGAAATAGGCGAGTTAAAAACGAAAATTGAGACGCAAACCACTTTACAACGGCAAACCTACGAAGCTCAAAAAGAGACTAATTACAATATCAAAGATTTAACAAAAGTTATGACCAACGTAGGTAATGAAATGACTGATATAAAATATAAAGTTATGTCACATGATGAAAAAATTGAATCAATTCAAGGGACAATAGAAACAAAACAAAAAGGTAGTGTTCAAATCATTGTAGCGCTCATAGGTTTGGCTGGTACTTTAGTCGGCGCTGCCTTTGCATTTGCGCAAGTCTTTTTTTAAGTCGACTTTAATTAGTCGGCTTTTTATTTTGGAGGTGCATATATGGGACTACCAGACCCGAAGAAAAGGAAACCTACTGCATCTGAAGTTGCAGCGTGGGCTAGAAGTAGGATAGGGAAACGATTAGATATCGACGGTAGGGGCGGAGCGCAATGTTGGGATCTACCAAACTATATTTTTGGTAGATATTGGAACTTCTGGTGTAATGGTAATGCCATTCACATGGCATGGTATCGCTATCCTAGAGGGTTTAAATTTTACAGAAATACAGCTAGTTTTGTACCCGAACCAGGCGATATGGCTGTATGGGGTACAGGTTCATTCAATAATGGCGTAGGACACACAGCTGTGGTTGTAGGGCCAAGTAACCGTAATTATTTTACTAGCGTTGACCAAAATTGGCGAAATGCCAACGGTTATACAGGTTCTCCTGGTTCATTAGAAAAACATAGTTATTACGGTATTAGTGGTTTTGTTAGACCTGCATATCAAGCTGAAACAAAACCTAAACCCAAACCTAAACCAAAACCAGATGAAAAACCAACTAAACCTGTTGTAGTGCCTAGTACATCGCCTACACCGGACAAGAATACCACTGAACAAACAAAGCCAACAACAAAAAAAGTAAAAAAAGTTCAATACACTGATTTTCTATACTCTCTGGATAAAGATTTAGAATACAACGACCATTTAATCGTAGATGACGGCAATTTGATGACTAAGCCTAAAGGTATATACATCAAAGAGTGTCCTCATTTGCGTGATGTCGAAGAATTGTACCTGCAACGTAATAGGTTTGTCAGAAAAGATGAATATCCACATGTTTATATTGATCGTGAACAAATATGGACGCCCAGACCGCCTGACACAGAGGCACCTTCACACCCAGGCTGGCTAGTGTTAGAAGTTTGTGGCGCACAAACAGAAAGTAAACGCCAATTCATGCTAAACCAACTACAAGCGTTGATATACGGTGTATGGTTGATGAGTTGGTCAAAAATCAAATTATCAGAAAGCACAATTAAAGCAGACCCTAATATTTGGCGTTCAATGAAAGATTTAATCGATTACGACATGATAAAGAACGGCATTCCTGACGAAAGTAAGTACAAAGAAGTTGAGAGTAAAATTATTGAAATGTACCTCAAAAAAGATAAGTTACTAAAAGAGAAAATAGTAACAACTACAAGTACAAAAATAATTAAAATTAAATCTGACAAAGAAGCTAAAACAACTAAACCGACAATTACAACGCCGTCTACTTCTAAATCTAAAAAAACTACGCCACCAAAACAAACTAAAGCTAAGGTTACAGTAGAAAAGAGTGGGTTTACATTTACTCAAGCACTTAACTTACAGATGAGTAGAGGGTACCCACAAAAAAGTAATGGTTATAGTTGGTACTTCCCTAGCCGTTCAGCCGTTAGTGCGGCGATGAACCCTACAAGTATATGGAATAGCGCATCGCAACGTTACCAAATGCTTAATTTAGGTAAATATCAAGGCATAAGCGTATCGAAATTGAACGTTATCTTAAAAGGACGTGGAACGTTATCAGGTCAAGGCAAGGCGTTTGCAGATGGTTGCAAAAAATATAACATTAACGAGATATATTTGATTGCGCATGCATTGCTGGAAAGTGGTAATGGTACAAGTAACTTTGCTAGCGGGCGTTATGGTGTATATAACTACTTTGGTATAGGTGCTTATGATAACAACCCTAACAACGCTATACCTTTTGCGCGTGGAAGAGGTTGGACGACACCGGCAAAAGCAATTATCGGTGGCGCTAAATTTGTTAGACAAGATTACATCAACAAAGGGCAAAACACATTATACCGTATGCGTTGGAACCCTAAAAACCCTGCTACACATCAATATGCAACAGACATTCGTTGGTGCGAACATCAAGCAAGCACAATATACAGTTATTACAAAAAAATAGGGTTAAAAGGACTTTATTTTATACAGGATAAATATAAGTAAGGCTATTCACTGACAGTGGGTAGCCTTTTAAAACTAAAAGAGGTGTATATATGTTACAAAAAATGACAGACGTAGAAACGCATATCAACCCTAGAAGTGTTGATATAGGAGACATTGGTAGTCGTTTCTACACAGAAGATGAGAACACTGCATTTATCAGAATTAGAATTAACTACAATGGCAGTCCAGTCGATTTAACTAAAACAGATATGAAACCTAAACTCGATTTATTTATGGAAGATGGTTCTATTTTCATTGATGAACCAACAGAGTACTTGTTACCAGAAAGTGGACTGATTCAATACAACATACCTACTAAAGTCATCAAACATGCTGGTAGAGTATCGTGTAAATTATTCATGGAAAATTCTAACAAGACTATTCACGTAGCTAATTTTACGTTTCAAATTATTGATAGTGGTATAGAAAATGCGGTTACTAAAGTCGTAGACGAAAGTATTTTACAATCATTAATCAAAGAAATTATGCAAGAACAAGGTTATCACACACCAGAAAACCCTACAGACCATAACGACAATACACCAATTAACACATCTTCAACATCGCAACTGAATGGCTTAACTGGAGTGTTTATTGGCGATAGTATTACAGAAAAGAACTTCAGAACAACTACGAATTACCATCAATTCATTGCAAATAGAACAGGACTAAAAAACGTAAATATGGGAATTAGTGGTACTGGTTATCAAGATAGAAAAAATGTGGCGTACGATATCAAAGAACAACCAGATTTTATAAGCGTGTTCTTAGGTACAAATGACTGGGGATTAGTTGGCGATAAAATTAGACCGTTAGGAGATCCAGATAATATATCTCCTAGCACTGTTGCAAGTGCAATCTACTATACTTATAAACAACTAACAGAGCAATTTCCAACAACGCCTATTGTAGTCCTAACGCCATTGCCAAGATTGGAATGTAATCCAATGAATGAACAACAAAACAAAGCGGATTACACACTAGGTGACCTTGTAAATGTAATTAAAAAGGTTGCTAGCAAATTCTCATTGCCAGTTTTAGATTTATATCACGATAGTAATTTGAAAGTATGGATTGACTATGTTAATAAAACATATTTTTCATACGAACCTGGTAAAGAAGATGGATTACATCCAAATGCAAAAGGTCATGAGTTTATATCTCATCAAATACAATCGTTTTACGAAAATTTTGCGGTAGTTTCTCCTAAGGTTGAGTATAAGAAACCTAAACGAAATGATGAAACATTAGATAATGGTGCAATAGTAAGTTATATAACACCTAAGTCGATTTATTGGAAACCAAAACAAAGTTTAATTCTAAATTTTGATAAATCTACTTTAGATTTAACAGGTCGAAAAATCATCAAAGTAGAAAGTGATAATGGTAGTTTAATCAACCAAATGGGTATGACTGCAAATTCGCCTTTCTGGTATACAATCCCAGATTATCCAGATGGTTCTCAATACAACAGAACTAAAGAGGTTATAGAATTCACAAACACATTAGAAACAATGGACTATACAAGTAGTCGTGGTTATGAATATTTACCGACAGTCTTGAAAGTTACGCATGTTGACGCAAACAGTAAGGTTGTAGGTTCGTATAGTGATACTGATGGAATGTCTACGGCAACTAATAGCGAATCTCCAAAAGTTGATGTTGATAGTCCTTTATATCGCACGCCTAAATCAGATAAACCAGATGAAGATTTAGGCAACGGATTATTTGCCACTTATTTATATCCTAAAAGAATGTTTTGGATTAAAGGACAAAGTTTCGCTATCAATATAGATCCTTTCGATATGAATGTAGAAGAAATTTATATAAGTAGTATTGAAACAGCCACAAGTAAAATCGGCAAACCTAGCAGTGTATCTGTAAACACACCGGCTTATTATCAATTGAACAATTACGCAGATGGCAATGATTATAATAGATTAACTGAAATTACAAACTTCTTAAAAGATGTACCGATTGAAACGTCGACATCTAGCAGAATAGATTATAAACAGATAGAATTAAAAATCATTTATAGCAAAACACCTATAAAGACAACTGCGACCAACAATACCACTACAGTCACACCAGTAATACCAATAGCTAACAGTGACGGCACATATACTGCGACGCTCACACCTACTGGCATTTATTGGAAGAATGACCAAAGTTTTACAGTGAATGTAGATTCTAAAGCGTTAGATTTAACTAATAAAACTGTAACGAAAATAGAGTATCAAAACAAAACATTGAATAATGCTAGCGCTATATTTAGTAACTCTCCTACTTGGTACACGGTGCCTAAGTATAATGATGGAGAAATGTATAACAAAACATCTAGCGTTCAAGACTTCGTAAATGTTTTAACACAAGAAAGAGTTGATACTAACGGAAGAGTTAAATATAAAAATGTAGAGATTAAAATAACATATAAATAATTTAAAGCTAACCTTTAAGGTCGGCTTTTTATTTTGAATAAGGAGTGGGAAGATGAAGATAAATTGGAAAAATAGATTTAAAAATGGTGCTACTTTATCAGGTCTAATTAGTTTACTACTATTACTCATAAAACAAGTGACTGAAATGTTTGGTATTGACTTATCACATCAACTTACACAAATAAGTGGTATTATTGGTACAATCTTAGCAATTTTAGCTGGTTTGGGTTTAATTACTAACCCTAACACAAAAGGCTTATCTGATGCTGGTATTGATTTAGAATTAAACAAACCACGTAATCAAGATACACATCCAGTAGAATTTAAAAACAATGATAAAGAGATAGTTATACCCAATGCACTCACACCTAAAGAATACGACACATCAGAAGAATTCACAGATGATACAGATGAAGTTACTCCAGATTATTCAACGGGTGGAGGCTCTCTTGATGATGTGCCAGAAGAAGAACAAGATAATTCATCGGATAAAGCGATAGTGGAGGTTGATAGTGATGAAAACACAAGCAGAGATTAATAAACGGTTAGACGCTTATAGAAAAGGCACAGTTGATAGTCCATATAGAGTTAAAGTTTGGACGAGTTACGATAACCGTTTCTATCCAATGGAACCGGGCTGTATCGATGTAGACAAAAGTTTCCACGCTCAATGTGCTGATTTAACAATCGACTATATTTTGTGGCTTACTGATAATGAGTTTAGAATTAGAGGGAATGCAAAAGATGCAATAAACCCTAAAAAGAATAAGTTGCCAGAAGGATGGAAAATTGTTTTAAACAGACCTTCAACAGTCCCTAGAAAAGGTTGGATAGCTGTTTTTACTGATGGAACTTATTGGGAATACGGTCACATTGGTATGGTTTATGATGGTGGTAATACAAGTCGTTTTCAAATTTTAGAGCAAAACTGGAATGGTTGGGCTAATAAGAAACCTAGCCTACGTTGGGATAATTATTATGGTTTAACTCATTTTATTGTTCCACCAGTAGCTAAAGAAAATAAAGCTGTTTCATCAAGCAAACAACAAGCACCTAAACAAAAAGTTAAAAAAGCATCTACTAAAAAAGCATTACCTAAAATCACTAAACACATCACTGGTTATAATATGGATAAACGAGGTTACAACCCTAAAGGTGTAGTTTTACACAATGATGCAGGAGGTATGAACTATAAACAATATTACAACAACTTAGTTAATGCTAACTATGACCGTTTAGCGCGTGGTATCGCACATGCTTATGTTGATAGAACAGGCATTTGGGAAGCAATAGACGAAAGTCGTATAGCGTGGCATGTAGCAGATGGCACTCGACCTGGAAGTGGTAATCATGATTTCTACGGTATCGAAGTGAATCAATCATTACGTGCAAGTGATAAAGAATTCTTAGAGAATGAACAAGCTGTTTTCCAATTCGCAGCAGAAAAACTAAAAAAGTGGGGATTACCAGCAAACAGAAATACCGTTCGTTTGCATAATGAATTTAGTCAGACAAGTTGTCCACACAGAAGTATGGTGCTTCATACTGGTTTAGATCCGTTGTATCACTCAATTACTGAACATGCACGACTAAAATTAAAAGATTACTTCATTAAACAAATTAGAGCGTATATGGATGGTAAGAAACCAACTTCTAAAGTAGTTGTAAGCAAACCGGGTAGTGCTTCTACACCAGCTACACGTAAAGACGCTAACGGTTATAGAGAAAATCCGCATGGGACGTTATATAAAGAAGAACACGCAACATTTACAGCAAATGCTAACATCATCACTCGTTACGTTGGGCCTTTCACAAATATGCCTCAAGCTGGCATTTTAAAAGCTGGTCAAACGATTATATATGATGAAGTAATGAAACAAGACGGTTATATTTGGGTAGGTTACACTGCATATAATGGCAAACGTGTTTATTTACCAGTTAGAAAATGGAACAGAGAAACAGATAGTGTAGGTAAATTATGGGGAGTAATCAGTTAG